ATTCAAAACTCAAAGAATACAAGATAACTGGTTGCCATACAGTGGTGACAAACGAGTGTCCAGAAAAAATATCACTATCAGTCCTGAACTTTACTTAGAGACAATCAACTAACTTGACAAAAACTAAGTAGTAGTATATAATAGATACATATCAACACATACCTACTTTCAAAAATGAACTATGCTCTCATCGATACCGCAAACACCTTCTTTCGTGCCCGTCACGTTGCGTCACGCAATAGTGATCCGGAAGAAAAAGCGGCTTTCGCACTACATCTTACATTCGCATCAGTCAATCAGGCAGTACGAAAGTACTCAATTGACCATGTCGTATTCTGTTTAGAGGGTCGTAGCTTCCGCAAAGACATATACGAGCCGTATAAGAGGAACCGCATTGTTGATGAAATGTCAGTGACTGAGGAAGAAAAAGAAGAATCTAGGATGTTTTGGGACACATATTCAAAATTAACAGAATATCTAACTACCAAAACTAATTGTAGTGTCCTCAGGCATGAACGTGCCGAGGCAGATGACATGATTGCCCGATTCATTCACCTGCACCCTGATGCGGAACATTTTATCATCAGCACAGACACAGATTACAACCAGTTGATTACTGAAAAAGTCAAGCAATACAACGGTGTTACAGGCGAGCTTGCAACATTACAGGGCTACTTCAAAGAAAATGGCAAGCCCGTACTAGACAAAGAGAAGAAGCCTAAACTGTTGGAAGATCCTGAATACTTATTATTTAAAAAATGTATCCGCGGTGATTCTTCCGACAACGTTTTTACCGCATATCCCCGCGCCCCCGAAAAAGGTTCTAAGAATCGTGTAGGCATTCGTGAAGCGTTTGAAGACCGTCATGCTATGGGTTTCAAATGGAATAATTTCATGTTGCAAAAGTGGATCGACCACAACGGCCAGGAAGTATGTGTTCGTGATGCATATCAGCGCAATAAAACTCTGGTTGATTTGAATGCACAACCCGAGGATATGAAGCAAAAGTTCGATCAACGTATTAAAGAATCAGTCAGAGTAACTACTACTCCGCAAGTGGGAGTACATTTCATGCGCTTTTGTGGGAAGTACAAACTTGAAAAATTATCTCAAAATGCCGAGACTTTCAGCAAGTGGCTTAACGCACCATATACAGGACAACTTAATGAACACTAATTTCACTGCAATGGAAAATCGTTTCAAAGAAATTCAACGGGACGATGAACACTTTTACATGACTGATGGTATCAAAATAGTACCACGTGCAGGTTTAGAAATTTCAAATCAATGTCCATATGAGTACAAGTTGATTTTAGCCGATTGTATTGACAGAGGTTGGGTCAAGCCAGTTGCATATATCAAGACCAAAGAATTAATTTGGGAAGTATTAGAACAATGAAAAAGATTTATTACACTAAAGAAGGACGCAAATATGTTCCAGTTGCAGAATATGATAACGAACTTTTGGACTCTTTTCCAAAGGGCACTCATTTGGTTATGGTTTATCCCGGCGGAACTAGTCGCAGGTTCAATATTGATCCTAACTATGCGGCTATGATTGCCGCAGGTCGTTTTGCAGAAGATGCAATTTGCAAAGCTATACATAAAGCCAGTGAAGCAAAACCTAAAGAAAGACCAATCACCGAAAGACAGCGAAGTGCTTGGAACGAAATGAAAGCGGCGTTCGGTGATGAATTTTTCAATTTAAATTATGGTAGCATCCGGGACTATGCAGAAGAAGGTGTAAAAGCTATGCAGGAAGAAGCTAATCAATTGATGGAAAATCCCACTGTCAAAAAAGCATACGAACATTTCTTGTTAGTATGTGAGTTGACTAAAGAAAATAAATGAAAACAAGGGAAGAGATAATAACGTCAATGTGTTACACGTATCGTCATGACTATGGGTTAAACCGCAGTGATGACGATGCGCCATGGGTGGCTGGTATGACAGATTTTGAACGTAAAGGATTATGGCAGACGATGGCACAGATATTTGATAACGATATTGCACCATACATGAATCCTAAAAAGAAGAAAGGTAAAAAATGATTGATTTCAGATTTAGTATTAAGAATCCATTCAAATGTTCCGAATGGCTTGACCTTTATCAAGGTGAATGGCTAGTCACAAAGAACAAAGTATTCGAGATTGGATTCTTTAATTACAGATACAATCTGTTTGAGTTCCACCTTGATCTAAACTGGTTCGGTAGTGACCATGCAGGTCCTGAGTTCAATCTAAACGTATTTGGGTTTGAAGTTCGTGTTGCATTACGTGACACTAGACATTGGAATCATGAAGAAAACAAATGGCATATATATGAGAATGGAACACACACAAATGAATGATTTAATTGCAAAACCTATTATCAAAGATCAGTTCTGGATAGTTACAGATGGTCAACAGAAAGTCGGCAACGTAATTGCTGAGGGGTCCGGATTCAATTTAAAGATCAATGGTGTTAGCAAGCATTTTGAAAACACCAATGAGCTAAAGCGTAATGCTAGAATTCAATTCCAAACGTTGAAAACAAATAGAACCAAAGCAGAATTACCCTTTGCTAACTACCCTACTAGTGGAAAAGTATTTAATTCAGTATTGGACATAAAGCGTAAATTACATCTTTATACCAAAACTGCAAAAAGTAAATGTTACTATGCGGCTGGATGGTTCGCTATCAATCAAAACGGAACGTTTGAAACAGTATTGTGCCCCAAATACATATTTGCACAGCGATATCCGTACCATGGTCCTTATAAAACTGAGGCTGAAGCGGAAAACGTGATAAATAATCTATGATACATATCAAAAGGTTTATAGATAGAGTTTCTATGGTAGAGAGTAAGCAAGGTAAAGATTTTGTTATGCCAATTATTGAAGCACGTGGTTTACGTGATGAATTGGCAAAAATACTTGCGGATCAATATCAATTAAACAGTGAGAAGAAACCAGATGAAGAACCAGTAATCAAGGTGGAAATTAAAGGCGGAAGTTTTAAATGAGTAGATCACAACCCAAGGTCTTGTTAGAATTAGTTGACAAGATAACATACAAATGCGACCAAGTCGTTGAAGCCTCTGGAATCTGGGCTGTGTTTTATGACGGACAACCAATCAATCTAAAATCACAACATTATCTGGATAACCTTTCCACCCCCAAATACAAAAAAACAAGTTTTAGTAACCCTGGTCACGCACGTAATTTATGTCGTAAGTTAAATGCACAATTTAAGACTGACAAGTTTACCGTAGTGTTTATGAACTCGGGTAGTGTGGTGTACCCCGATGACCAACAAGTCAACTAAGCAGAGAATAACAGAAGCGGTATTAGCTGAGATTCCAAAATCACATAGAATATACCACGAGCTACCCATTGAAGATGTAGTATTCAAATGGTGGCAAACTGGTAGACAAGAAGGCCTGCGTTTAACCGAAGTAGGCTTAACTGCCTTTCAACTAGCAGAGATAGAATTCTATGACTATGAATTTAAGCAAGATGGTCAAAGTTATCACAACTTTGTGATGGAACTAAACAAGAAAATAAAATGCCCATACTACATAGGGGTAAGTCAGAAAGAAAAGACCAAATCGTTCTATATAAGAATCTTTGATAGTAAAGTAGCAATGATGCTAGGTCTATACGGGAACTTACAAGATTATCTAGCGTCAGTAAAAGTAAGAAGATAAATTAATACCAATGACCTTCATTACGCATACGTTTTATGAAGGTCAAGTAAGTGCTACATACACCATAACATCTTAAGTTTACTGTACTCAGCATTCCCCTATCTTGAATCTCGGGTAAAAATATCACACTGTTATTATTAATAGGAACAGTTCCGGGTGTGATTAGTTTACCGTTGCTTGCAGTAGCATACGGTGGAGGTGGAGTAGATGCCCCAAAGATAAAATAGTTAGGATACAGATTAATTGATTGTGTTGTAAACCAGTTATATGTAGCTTGATCCTGACAATTAATCCAAAATCTATTACCTTGCAAGTAGGCGTCACTGACTTCTATCAGATCATTTGCAGTTCCTACATGAAGTTTGTTGTTGACTCTCCACACATCTACCATACAAGAAAAACCATTGTTAAACGCTGTTCCAATTTGATTGGGTGTGTTGGCTTTTTCGTAGTTTTGCCCGTCGTAGATTCCTTGATAAGATATGTATAGCATGTAGTATTTAGTAAAATGGGTAAGAACTTGTCAACGTAATAGTACTCTACCGCGTTATATATATGTAGACACAAAAATCTACGATTTCATAAACTTAAAGGAAACTTAACATGAAAAATATCGCAATCG